AACCAATTAAACCAATGGAAATAAGCAGTATAATTCTTTTCATGTCTTTTTATTTAGCTGGGTTTCCGTAAACAACTGAATTAGGCGCAACATCTTTAACAACAACGCTTCCAAGACCTATTAGAGAGCCGTTGCCTATTACAAGTCTATTCCTGACCGTTACACCTAGCTTAATCTTCACATCGTCTTTTATGATAGAGTAACCGCCAATGATTGAGCCAGTACATACCTCGCAATTGTTTCCAATGTAAACATCATGACCGATATGAGCATGAGCCATTATGATATTGTCGTTTCCTATGCTTGTAGCTTCTGCCTTAAATGGTCGCTGAATCGTTACGTGTTCGCTAATCACGTTATTGTCTCCAATCGTAACAAAGCCTTTGAAGTCTGATTGATTCACACCACGTATTTCGCCATTAGAACCAATGACAGTATAAGCACCTATGTAATTGCCTTTACCCATCTTCACATTAGGGTAAATGATAGCGGTCTTATGAATGTAATTACCGTCTATATTAATTACCTCTTGATTATAGATTTCCTTTGACATGGTCTATCCATTCTTGATTGGTATAATGTGGATTTGAAAACCCGCGCTTCTTGCCATTTAAAACATTATCGCTTAGACCTGAAATGTCTTTTAATATTCGCTTGTTTTCTAAATACTCATCAGGTAAAGATAAAGCATAATCAACAAATTCATTATCCAGTAACGGATAACGCGTTTCCATACAATGATAACCACCCATCCTATCTTCAACAACTAGAACGGCTTTCAAGAACTTCCAATCGTATTCTTTATGCGTTATGTCGTAATGTCTTAATGGTTTGTCCGTTCGCCTTATTACCTCATCAATAGATTTGTCGTATCTGTGAGCATAGCCGTTAAATACTTCATCACCTCCAGCACCCGAATAAATAACATGACAATGTTTAGATGCTAATTCAGCTATCGCAAAGTTAGTATAGCATGAGCCAGCCTTAAAGTCATCTAACGCCTCAAATGTTTTATTCGCATACTCGTTCTTAAATGATTCATTGCAAATCATCGTGTAGTGTATGCCTGTTGAGTTTTCCTTTATATTGTCTATCTCTGACAGTTCGTTCAAGTAATCAACAGAGAATGTATATTTAGGGTTTAATGATTTGGCTATCATTCCTGAATCAACACCTCCACTTAGATAGCATCCAGCACCTTCGTAATAGTTTCTTACAATAGACTTACCCCAAAGTTTCAATAATGTTTCCTTTGCGGTTTCGTAGTCAACTTCAATCTTTTCAGGCTTAACGAATGGCAAGCACTCAACACGCTCTACGTTAGCATAGATTGTGTTTTCATTCATTACACCTAACGAATATTCTAAATCAGCCAACCCATCAAACTCAACATTTAAATCAAGTACTGCCTTTAGTCCCTTTACTTCAGAACAGATATAGGTCGTTCCGTTGTGCTTGATTTTGTATAGCTGTTTGATACCGTAACGGTCTGTGAACATCTTAACTCCGTCTTGGTAGTATAAGACCGCAAAGAATCCGTTTAACTCGCTCAAATCCTTTCCTTTGGCTATGTGCCAAGATAAGTATTCAGTATCGCTATCAGCAATAACCATGTATTTAGTGCATAACTCTTTCCAGTTGCTTATAAAGCCATTAAGCCACACGGTAACATTACCATAAGTACATGGTTGGTTGAAGTCATCAGCTACTATTGGAAGGTGGACAAACGAAACACATAATTCGTTTAACCTTGTTTTCTTAGTGTTAAGCCCTCTGTTTGAAATGGCTCTGCCCATGATTTGGGTTTCGCCATCAGAACCGTTAATTGTTGCCGCTATTCCGCACATTGAAGTTATCCGTTATCAATTTAGGGTCAATGTACGAAGTATTATCCCACAATTCAAACGGGGTCATATTAACTTGGCTTTTAATGTCAACCGCTAATAGCCCCTTTTCCTTTAACGAGAACGTTGTTTTAGGGTGCAATGATGAACGTAGCTTGGTTTGCATGGAGTTGTCCAAGTACTTTGAATCTTTATCGTCCCACGGCTTCCAATCCCATTCATCTAGCAATGTTCTACTTATAACGCGACCAGCACCAGCCGTGTGACCTAGTCTTTGTCTGTCTCTATATCCTCCCCAATAAGCCGCCTTACTGCTTTCCATCTCATAAAAATAAAAGTCAGTAACACCAATGTAATCATAACCCTTACGCATTAACTTTAAATACTCATCAATCAACTCTTTAGATAGTAGGTCATCAGAACCGACACAAATAACATGAGTGTAACCTAACTCTTTAGCCTTTAGAGTAGTGGCGTTCATCTTTGTTGCCAATGGCTGGTTTTCAATTTCAATGTAATGAAACCCGTACTTCTTAGCCAGCTTTTCAGATTCTTTACCCTCACTACCAGCAACAATAACGTCAATTCCTAAATCTTTGTAGTGTTGCCCGAATATCTTAAACACTTCAGGACGTTTCCACATTCCCGTAACAATAACGGGCTTAATATCGCCTTTGAACTCTTGCGTAGGTTTTAACTCTACGTATTCAACAGCTTTGCTCTTAAACAATCTATCTAACAACCTAGCTTTAAAAACGGTTTCGCTTATAATAGTTCCCGCCTTGTAAGTCTTTCCGTTATGGTCGTAGATTGTCCTTAGTATCCTTATCATTAAACGGCTATGATTCTGTAAAGAACAAACACTTCGATGTCACTATCACCAGCAGCAACAGCAGATACGGCATCTACATTTAAAGCCGCATTCTCTAATAGTTGTGTATAAGTGACAGTTGAAGGGCTTACTATTGCAAATTTTCTATTCGTGGATACTGTGGCATCTAAAACGGTACAAGTAGCTTGTGGTTGACCACCTCCAGATGTTATTAATCTAATAGTTGTGCCGCCAGTATATGCAGTTGTATTAAAGTCTAATTTGACAACACCTGAAATAACCTCTATCATATATCCCGCACCTGGATTTGCTACAATCTCAATTGGAGTTGACCCTAATGTCAATACTTCTGCTGTTGGTATTGTCGCAGAAGCACATAGTGTTCCACAAAAGAATGTACTTCTAAGGTCTTCTAAGTTTGCTAACTTGACCGTCCCGTCTGGAGCTTCAATCAGAAAGTTAGTTGCCTCCGTGTAATCTGTTGGGCTTGTAGCCGCTGGGTATTGTGTAAATCGTGCCATTATTTAAGGTGTTGTTATTGGTGAATCTGCTTGGTCTGTTATTGTTTCTAGATTATTATCAAAGAGTATTGAGCCGCCTACTTCGCAACCTACCGAAGCACTACTCAATCTCTTATTCTCTATTAATTGTACTTTCTTACTTACGTTTATCGTTACGCCTCCACTATCTTCTCCGTCCGACCAACTGATTGATGGATACTCGTCATCTTCAACAAAGTATTCTTCACCGTCTATGTAGAAATGGTCAGCTAACCCGAAAAGACTAGCGAAATCGTGCATCAACTCTTTACCATCAAAGCCTAACTCTTGAGCCTTACGAGAACGCCCGTAATACGTTGCCTTACGTCCTAGTGAGTTGTCATAAGATAACCTTTCCATTGGATAGCTAGAACGGTTTAAACTCGCTGGTATTCGCATTAATGGCGCAAACCCCGTATTAGCAAACCCAAAGCCTAACCCGTCTGAATCATTACACAATGACAACGCTAGGGTCTTGCAATCGAAAGCCTCTGAAACCTCAATCGTATTTGAATATAGAATACTAGAGGGCGTTGCTTCTTCTATCTGCATATCAGTTACCTCAAACGTTTGAGTGCCTGATGTTGAGTTACCTATCATTATAAAGCTAGTGCCACTACTTGTAATCTGCTCCGTGTAAGTGCCGTCGGAAGTTCTTGTAACGCCATTTGTAGCACCTAAACGAACGTTAAACTCTTCATTGCCACCCATTCCCGAAATGGTATATTGAACGGTGTATGTTAGTTCATCGCAAATAACATGATTCAATATAGCCTGACCCGTACTAGAACCGTTATAAGTTGCCGTGCCGCCTAATATCAACCAACTAGAGGCTAACGACCAAGCGTTTAAACCCGTTACAAAGTCTAATGGTATAATGCCTCTTTGAGCGCACGGGCAAGGGTCTATTACCACTAAAGAGTAGCACCCTTCAGGTATTGCCAATGTTTCCCAATCTATTGAGCAAGTAAAGTAACCGTCTTCAAATGTAAAGTAACCATCTGCCGTGTCTAATTGTGTAACGGTTACATTGTCAGAATCCAAGATTACAACACTAAAGTTAGTATTGATTGTCATCACCTGAAGATTGGAGATACAAACGCTTGATGAGCCGTTACAGGCTATTGCCCATGAAACACAACTATCAGCTTCGTACCAATACTCGTAAGAACCGCTTTCAAAGATGTTAAATATCGTATTGCCATGCTGAATAAGACATGAGCCTTGACTTATAACCAAATCAAATGTCATTCTTAGCAACGTTCCATCTGTTGCGGGTGAAAGCTGTGATAGTACACCGTAAGTGCCAACCGTGTGGCAAGCCTGACCGCCTGATATTGACCAACTAGCCCCAACCGTCCAATCAGTACTATTGGCAAAGTTCCCGTTTGATATTACATTCACATCACTACCACATGGAGATAGTTTCATTTGAAATTGAGTAATATCACCGTATTCGGCTAGAATATTCATGCCGCTATCTTCTAACCAACAGTCGGCTGCTTGGTCAAATATTACTGGTTGATTTGGTAGTGTTTCAGCCATTTACTTCTCCTTTTCTTTGATATAGTTTGAAATCAGCCGCGCCCGTTGTTATGTTTCTAGTTATGTCTATCGGGTATCCACTAAGCAACCCACCATTGAAAGTTCCATTAACTCTTTTAAATGGTTCTGCTTTTATGCTTGCCCAAGATTCAACGTCTGTTGGATACTTAAAAGACGTTCTTGATATAAACGCGTCATTCTCGTTTATAATCTTATAAACACCGCCATAAGTACCCGTTTGGATTGCCTCCAAAACACCACCTTCATGAATAGTTCCGTCAGAAGATATATCAACCCTTACATACATTCTAGTTCCTGACGGCATATAAATAGTAGTTCCCCCTACAACGTTTCTGTAATTGAAAAAAGAATATTGGTTACTGATAGACACGAACGGATTAATATCTATTAATGTTGATGGTGTTTGTACTTCACCACTTGAATCAACGTGCCAAATAGTTGTTTTCCAGTAAGCACCCGTTATGTGAAAGTCAACCGAGAACGTGACAACCATGTCAGAAGGTGCTTCAAAATAACCTATGTTTTCAGAATAAATAGGCGTGACAAGTATCGAACCTATCTGATAATTATTACCAATATCAAAGTTTGGTATAGCTGAATCGTTATTAGGACTGAAGTTGTTTTGATTAGGGCTTGTTAAGAACGTTTGGTCAGCCGTTAAAGTTGCTCTTAGTAACGGGTTATCTGTCTCTAATAATTGAATTATTGAGAATGGATATGTTGAAGACCATCTTTCTGAAACGTATCTATTTGTGTAATATTCGTTATAGAAATAATCAGTACTTAACGGGCTAATTGTAACAACGGCAATATCGCCTACCTTGCAATGAATAATAACTATGTCATCATCATAATCAGAGTTGTTAGTACCACCCTGACTAACTGGTTGTATGTCCTGAATGATATTGGTATCAGTTACAAGTGTTTGAAGCTGCAAGTCTAATTCGTTGTCTAGGTTGCAATTCCCACTAAGAAAAAACTGCTCTTTCTGAAAGCCATTATAACTAAGTCTAATGAGGTAAGCAAACCCATCGGCAACCTTAGACGAACCCATTTTAACAGACGCGTAAAACTGCTCTCTATGGCTCTCCTGTTGAACATCGTTAATATTCTCAATGATGGTTGAAGTACCTGATTGTCTAAAGTATTCTTTAGGTTCAATTCTAAAGTTATCACCCTCAATAACACCAGCTAAATTATGTAGCTTGTTCATGTCATTGAAAAAGTCAGTATAGCTTAGTAGTGGAGTGGTATCATTCGCGCCTAATCTAACTTCTTCTCCAGTCATTATAACGTCATAAGAAGCCTCACCACCATTAGAAGGGTCGAAGTAGTCTGATACAAATGTTAATTCATCATTGGTCATAAAAGAAACCAATTCAGAAAACACATCAAATATTCGAGTACCAACTCTTGATACATTTGTTGTTCCAGTAACATCAGGTAGTGTAACTGTTGTCGTGGTTGATTGTATTGATTCAAGGTCTTTAGCAAGCGCAACACCTAACTGAACCTTAATACCTTTATTGTTATCAATTAATTGAATGTGCTTATCCGAAACAATTTTACATTCAGCTTCTCTTTTGCTTAGATTCCACTTTATGTCGTTTGCAAATATTACACCGTCATAACTTAGACCGTCAGAATCGGTTATCAATACTTCAATTAACGAGCAAGTGCTATCATTAAAAGCAGACCTTAGATAGTTATAACCGTCACCAATAAAGACAACATCACCCTCTAATTTATTTAGATACATTGACAACTCAGCATTGAAGTATATCCGTTCGGATAGTTCATTCAACCCTATTGGATTGTCATACAAAGTTCCATCTAAATAAGTACTAAGCATATCTATCGTTTCCTTTTGACAATAAAGCCCGTTCTATTCTGTCTCCTAGATAGATAAATCCATTCTTTTCAGACATTCTATTTCTATCAAGCCCCCTAAGTATGTTTCTATCATTGAACTGATTTTGAAGCATATAAGACGCACCTATGTTTTCCATTCCGCCTGATAAAACTTGCTCAATAGCTGGTGTTATAATGTTTTCCATTTTATATTTCTCCCAGTTGCCCGTATTGATAGCCTCTAATATTTCAGCGTTTGGTTTAGCATACTTTCCTTTAGTTATGTACTCGTTTCCTTCAGCCTCTATTTTAACGCCCCCTTGTTTGTGTGAGCGTCCATGTATAAGACCCTTTCCATCAACCCAACCACCTTCTGCAAATTGTGGCAATGGTTGACTAGATATGGTTGCAATTTCAGCCGCACCAGCAGCCGCAACAACAGCCGCTAAAACAGCGCCAAGTATAATATTCGGGGCTGTTGCGAACGCATTTGTAACACCTAAAGCGGTATTGATAACTGCTTGAACGATTGCAAATTCCTTTTGTTTCTTTGCTTGCTCTCTTCCTAATTGAGCCTTTCGTTTATCGTATTGTTCGCGTGTTATCTGTTCTTTCTTCAAAGATTGGTCTAACGCGTTATATTGCCTTTGATATTGAGCCTCTACGAGTGTTGCAACGGTGTTGGTAAGTGACTGCCAAGCCATTAACGTGGTATCAAAGAAGTCTCGGTTATCTTGCCTTCTGAGTTCTTCCAACTCCATTAAACGTTTAGTGCGTTCTTCTGTGGTTTCTAGTGCATCTAAAGAGTTTTGCAAGAATGTATCCCAATAAGCCTCTACCATTGCAGAACCAGCACCGCCAAAAATATCAGTAACTGTTGCGTTTAGACTATCAGTTGCGCCTATAACCTGACCGAAAGCCTCTATTGATTCTTCAGTATCAACCTTTAAGGCATCGTCTAATTTTGTTAGCGCAATTGCCTCGTTAAGTTCTTTTGTTTTAGTTGTTACCCTGTCTAGTATCCTAAAGAACGTTGTCGAACCAACTTCAGCATTAGCAAGTTCCTTTTTCAGGTCAGACAATTGCTTGTTTAGCAATTCAATTGTAATTACCTCTTGTGGTATTACTTGTTGATTCTCACGTAGTCTTTTATAAAAAGCACCGATAGCATCCGCAACTGACGTAGTGGCAACAGAAGCCTTTTCAACACTTTTAATATACTCTTCAACAGCACCTTCAGTAATTCCAAGTATCTCCTTCAGAAATTGAAACGCAGCACCAAACTCTTGTAGTTTTTCGTTTGCTAATTCAATCGGCAACGTAAAGTTTCTGATTGCGTTTTCTAACGCGCCCATAGCTATACTAAATAGATTAACATCGTCAACACCGAATAGTTGACCCGTTTTTTCTAGTTCAGTATTTAGTTTGTCTATCTCTGATATTAATTCAGTTCCAATGCTTGTTTTCAGATTCTCGAAAGCAACACCTATTTGAGCAATCTTCTCAGCCGTTGTGTCGGCTTGGTCTCCCATTTCTTCAATGGCTCTTTTAGCTACTTTTGCAGCCGCTTCCGTTAACTCACCTATACTTGCAGCGGATAAAGCTGTGTCTCCGAGTTCTTCTTGAAGTTCTTTAGTGGTAAGTTGAAGATTGTCCAAAATCAACGGACTCTTACGACCCAATCCAGTTATAATCGAATCAACTAGATAATCAACACTTTGCCCTGTTTCTGTTGCTCTTTTAGTGGCAAACTCTAAAAGAGTAGCCATTTGGTCTAATGGTATCTTGAAGTTTTTAGCTTGCACAGCACGCTGCATAAGTTCTAAATCGCTAACCGTGCCTTTAGTAGCTTTTCGTAGGTCAGCTAATAGATTTGGGTTATTTAGCCTAGAAAAAGCCCTACTTATACCCTCTGCTTTTGCCGCTAATTCAATCGCTTCTTTGCCAAAAGAAACTAACTGTTGAGTGCTGAAAGCTAAACCGATAGCCGCGCCAACCTTAGAGAATGACGATGCAAGGGAACTGGACATATCTTTGAACCCAGCTTGCGTTTTCTTACGCTCGTCATCAATCTTATTAACCTTATTGGCTAACTTATCAAGATTCTTTAAAGCGGCATCTACCTTTACGGTATATTCAGCAACGATTTTATCAGTAGCCATTCCATTGAATAGAATGAGTTAGGGTTATTTAGCCGCCCTTTTATCGCGCTCGTTCCGTGCTTTCTCAACACGTTCTACAAAGATAAGCAATTCAAACAAGAACTCTTTAGCAGTTAAGCCCATTAACTCAACATATTGAGCATGACTTTCTGCCATTACATTTCTTACAAACTTGTTGAATGTATAAGCGTTGGTGCTTATTCCTTTTTGGAGGTCATCGAAAGAAGTATATCCCTTTCCGCTTTTGCTGCCCTTACCGCTTCTTGAAATCCTTTTAAGATAACTGTCCATGATTCGTTGGAAATCTTGAACCGCTTTGATAGGTCTTTCACAACGGTCAGACGAAAAAAAAAGCTATCACCTCTTTCAATAGCACCCTTCAAATAATCACATTTCTCTTGGTGAATGTGTGGGTTGTTGTCTTTTGGATTTTCGTCCTCACGAACTAAATCAGTAGCTATCAAGTTAATCAATACGTCAACTGGAATAACCTCATCTTTGAGCGTTTTAAGCCTTGTAAGGATAGCACCAGCCTCAACAACCTTTCCATGTGCTAAAGCCTTATTAATGTCCTCACAAGCAGCATCAAACATATCAGGAGACATTCTAGCCGTTAGATACTCGTAAGCCTGTAAATTAGCCGCCATCCGTTTCATTGGGTTACCCAACCCATCAGGAAACTCATACCAAGCCTTGCCGTTTGTGTCAACAAAAGCCAATTGAAGTGCATCAAAGTCTAAAGGCTTAGACCATCTTTGAGTTATGTACTCATCAACGGTTTGCTTTGACACTTTAGAAAGTAACTTAAATATCAGTTTTTTCATTTATCAATTTTGCAACTTCATCAACTGATAAAGGCGTGTGCCAACTCTTATCTTCTCCAATGCAAACGTAACTACCTTCACCGCCAATAACGGGTTCAATGTAATTGATTATGCTCGGATTAATATAAGCATCGTGAACTTGTTTCTCTTCATTATCTTCTTCAGGTTCAGGAACTCCCAAAGAATCCCAATCAACGTGTGAATTGGTTTTGAAGTAGAATGTAAACGGTATCTTAATCAAGTGCATTTCTAAGCCTTTCAAATATGTGAATTATCGCAGCCATTGCAAGTATTGAAGGTATCCAACCAACAACACCCCCACCGTAAATGAACGACCACCAAAAGTAAAAGATAGTACCCCAAATACTAGGCATACAATAGACGCAAAAGATAACGGGTTTGAGTACGTTCTTCCACTTACTATCGAAAGCCTCTAGCATATCCCAATAGACACTAAGGTCTTTTCCTGTAAATGAATAGAGCAATAAATCAACGCTATGATGTAGCCCGATTATTGACAATGCAGAAAGTAGTATTACTGTCATTCTGTTGTAAGTGTGCTTTCAGCAACCGTAACGGCATCAGAGCCATCGTAGGCGCGTTGAAACTCAACCGTAACACAATCAACCGAAGTAGTTGTATTGGGTAAGTAGAACGCATCTTTGACCATCATTTTACCCGTTTCTTCGTTTATCCACACCTCATAAGAAGCACCCTCCATTTTACCAGTAATATCAACGGTTACTTTTCCATCGGCTAAAGTAGTTACTTCAGCGTTTCCAACTCTACCGTTAGCGGTGTTCATCCACCATACTTGAACATCAACTCCAACACCAGCAATCCAATCACCGATATAAACAGAATCTGAACAGTAAACAATAGGGATTGTTTTAGTGCAAGGGCTACAAATACTCATGATACAAAGTTACGTAATAATCAATGATTTTCTAACCTCCCCAGTTTTAGGAGAAACAAGGTAGCCAATCTTTTGAGCTTCTTTAATCAGGTTGTTCAAATTAGCCTCAACGCCTTTCTTAGCCTCAATCATTGCTTTAGCGTTAGCAACTAGATTAGCTTCTTGTTGTTTTGTGAGTATCATTTGTGTCGTATCAATCTGCTTTGTCTAACGCCTTCAGGGTTATTAGTTGGCGTTGGTTGTGGTTGCTGATGTGGCTTAACCTTACTCGTATCAGTAACCTTTCTAATCTTTAGCTTTTCAGCTTCTTGAAGTAGTACGTCCGTTGGAGATAGAAACTCGCCATGTTTATTCGGGTTAGGAATCCTAGAACCTTCCTTTGTGGTAATCACAGGAACATCACCGTCTAACTGAATCTTGTAGTTGTCGTTCATTGCTGAAACAAATCCGCGTCTTTCAAGTTCTGATGCCGTTTCACTTAGATTAGAATTAACCTTACCCCAAATGTCTTTGGTTGCCTCTCCTAGTTTAAAGTTGTGTTGAAACTGCTCGAACTCTTTATCCTTTTCAGTCAACTTAGACGCTAGGTCGTTCTTCATGTTGTCAATGTCGTTGAACTTGGTCTCTAGTTGAGCGTACTTGGTCTGCAATGCCTCAAAAGCCTCACTTGGCTTCTTTGAACTTGTTTCTAGTTCCTGAATCTTGGAAGTATAGACCTCATCTTTTTTAGCTAAGATAGCACGAGCCAAATCACTAACTGGTAGCTTTGTTTCATCTTCGCTTAATTCAAGACCTGATTCTTTAGCCGCCCTCTTTAGTTCTGTTGCAAACTTTCTTGTAGTCTCACCAACAATAGGCGTTTTAATATCATCTAACTCAATCGCTTGGTCTTTACGGATGAACACCTCATCAAAGGACTTCTTAAAAGTGTCGGGCGTTGCATCTTCGCCTAGTTCAATTCCCGTGTAACCTAGTACGTCTTTTAATTCTATTTTCATTAGTTAATTGTGTTTAGTGCTAATTCTTTAAAGTACTCAATACCTTTCTTTCGTTTGTCGTATTTAACGCCCTTTGAATCCAAGAACGCCTTAACGTCTTCTATGTTATTCATTGCCTGAATGTCCTCAATATCAATCAAATCAGAAATCAATTGGTCTGCTTGATTTGTCTCAACTTCGGCTTCGTCTTCGGTGGCATTATCAGCGTATAAATCTTCGTTGGTTTCATTTAGTACCGTCTTTAGATAATTAAACCTTGCAATCAACAACTCTTTAACTGGTCTGCCGTTGAACGTCTGACCTACAATCTTTTCAGCAAGATTATTGTCTTGTACAATGAACGGACTAGCCTCAAAAGCCCATTGACCAGCTTGAGACAACAGCCAACTAACAAGCACTTTCTTTCGCTTACCAGTTTCTTGAAATACTATTTCTACTTTTTCAATCATCAGTTTATCATTTTATCTCTCATTATCGAACTGTTCTTATACTTCAAATTCATTCCGTTGTCTTTGAACATTCTTATCATGTAACGGTCATAGAACTCTTTGAAATCCACCTTTACCATTGTTGCAGCACCTCTACCATTACCAAACATTGAAAGCACGTAATATCGTTCTTTTAGTTCGCTTAGTGGCAAGTGACGATTAGGAAAGAATATAGGTTCGTAATCAAACGAAGCATCAAAGTCTCTACGCGCTAAAGCACCACCGATAACAAGTTCATCAGGTAAGCATTTGCCCCACTTGATAAGCAACTTGGAACGGTCTGTGAATGTGGTTCTGTTTAGTTTTAAAGCATCATTGAACATTGCAGTATTGCCCTTTGTCTTTTTAGCATAGTGCCAAGAAGATTGAACGGCTGGATACTTAGCGTCTTTATCCAATTTGAACTGCTCCCAAATATTCTCGTTTGAAGCCCATACAGAATAGTTTATCACATCATTGATGCCGCCAATACCACGAACATCCGTAAGAAACTCTTTACCGCTATTCTGTGCATCTGAATACCATGTCTTTATAGACTTTAACACGATTGCGTCAACGTCTAAGAACAGATACTCTTTGAAGTGCTTAGTGGCTATCTTGTAAACATTCAACTTAACATGACCAGCATCAAACAAACCTAAAGGATGAGTTGTAGCCTCATCTATTTCAACTTTAATATCGAATATGTCAGCTTCATGTGGAGGTAACGCACTAATTCCCTTATCGTGAATGAGTAGAATCTTAGCGTCTTTGTCGTAATGCTTTATAGAAAAAGCAAGATTATACGCTGAATAGAAGTAACCTCTTTTGCCAAATGCGGCTAAAACGATGTTCATGTTGCTAAAGTACAACTATTTTCTTAGTTACAAAACTATTTTTTAGTTTACACACGCCAACACCTAGATGTAAACCTTTTGCCTATACTTCAAATACTGCTTAACAGAATGATGGTTGACTAAGTATCTAACGCAGTCTAAATGGTCGGCTAACTGGTGTATGTCCTTACGATTGCTCTTGATGATTGAACCCGTACCATCAGCCTCTACGAATCGCATATCTCTAATAGTATTCTCACACTTCGGGTCAATCCTAAAGTCAATATCAAACTCATTACCCCTAGAATGATACAAGATGTAATTCAGGTCATTACGGCTATTAACGTGCTTCGGGTTTGGTATCGTCTGTATTTGGCTATGCTTCAGCCTTAACTCCCTACGTATCTGCTCAAAGTTAGACGCATGGTCGTTTTGGCTTATCTCTTTCTTGTTTCCGTTGTAATCTCCCGTGATAATGCAATTCCAAAGGTTTTGGGTGAATTTAGAACGTATTGAGTTGACCGCCTTGATTATCGAACCGTCTTTTATTGTCTCTTCCATGAAGATATGACAATGCCAACCTTCTGAATCTTGCCATACATGAGAGTAAATGAATCCAAAAGGCTCTATGTTAAAGTCCATTGAAATAATCAACTGTTTGTCATCTCTGTGGATACACGGCTTGATGTGGTGTTCATCAGACCATTCATAGGCGAACTGGTTACTTATTTCTATTACCTCCCAATCTCCCTCAACAAACCTTTGATAGTCTAAAGGCATCATGTTAGCCTTTAAGCCCTCCAAATAGCTTTTTGGTATGAAAGGGTTATCCGTAATCTTTGCTTGAATGTAAGCCCAGCTTTCAGGTAGTGTGCCGTTCTTCCATCTATCGTAAAACTTTGACTTTACCCAATTGTGGGTTGGGTTACACGTTGCAAGAATGACGCTAGGTACATCGCCAGCTTTTAGCCAAGTTCCTGTTCTTTCAATCAGCTTATTAAAAGTAGCCTCCTGAAGTTCGTTTATTTCTTCAGCACCAGCACCATTTATTTCAAGACCTCTAAAGCGGTTTAATTCCTTATCGGTGTCGAATGATTCAGCCATGAATATAATCTGACTGTTGTTCTTGAAAGTAACCGTAAAAGTATCTCTATTGAAATCACTTACATATTGTGAAAGCCCTTCAGACAGTAATGCTTGAAATGATACTAAAGTAGTTCGTTTTAGTGTCGGTAATGATTCTCTGACTATTACCCACCTTGAGCCAGCGTATTCACTAGCTAGATAGCAGAACGTTGTAAGTAGCCAAACGGTTTTTCCACCTCTGATTGCTCCTCCATACAATAAAACATCCTTTTCACCCGAAGTAGCTAACTCAAATGCTTCACTTTGCTTCGGACTTAGTTCCATTTAGTTTCAATATGAACGGCTCATTGTTTGAAGTAACGTCTACGTGTTCAGTAGGCTTGCCAAACATATACTCAGCATACAACCTACAAAAATTGTAGTTACCATCTTTAAGACCATCTCCAACGGCTTTGAACCAATCAGCTTTAAAAGGTTCTAACCCCTTTAAAATGCTTTTCTTATCAGCTTCTGATTTGCGTCCAGCACCCTTACGTTTACCTCCGCTTGGCATTATGTAAAATTAGTTTGAATAATCAAATAACAACTAAATCTTTAGTTTACAAATATAGTCAAATTAAACAAACACCACGCTATAAACCATCCCTATTACAGCCATCCACATCATAAACAGGAAAGGTGTTACATACTTCTTAGCTTTTAGCGTGTTGCGTTTATCCCAACGCTTTACTTGGTAACGTTTCATTCTTCCTCTTCTTTTTCAATTTCGCCCGTTCCGTTGCAAGTTTCGCAATCCACATCATAACCGCAACCTCCGCAGCAATCATTCATTCTCACCGTACATTGTCCTGATGTGTCATTATACCAAGCACCCTCGCCATTGCAATCTGGGCATTCTATCATTTCAGTTTCTTGTTCTTTCATTTCTTCTATCAATTAGTGTGCTATACCGCACTATTATTAATCACAACCAACGCTATACAACACGCTAAACGCGCGTTTCATAGCGAGCCATTGTAAAACAGATAATTTATTATCCTAACGCATTACAATCGGTCGGTGCGTCAAACTCATCAAAATGCCCTCTACGAACAACTCGGTGTTTATCCGATTTTACAACATCATCTAAATAAACAGAATTAACTTGTTGTTGTGCGTATTCTTCCATTGACCTGATAATGTTGGTATAAAGCATTGGTTTTTCGTCATGCAATCTTTGAACGTCAATCCCAAAAGACTTAAGTGTTTCGTGTGCTGTCATAGTATTTAGTTTGTGGGTTCTACCCGTTAATTCCGATTGTTTAGCCGTACCGTTGTGAGAATCAAATTTAACAACAATTCCTTTAGAATCATTCTAAATAACCTTTGCTTGCCACGATGAACCGACCTTAACCAACCGCATACCCAAGCACTCAACAATAGCTTTTATATCTTGCTTAGTAACATGACAATAGTCAATATCATTACCTAGCGTTCTAACCCCGTGCAATACCGTTGCATGGTCGAAAGGTCTTTCTTCACAGGTCTTTTGCCCTATCTTAGACAATGACCATTTAACATTAGTGTCTCCCGTTCTGCATAACCACCATAAGATGTGTCTAGACTTCTTAATGTCCGTTAGCCTTGACCGCTTGCCCGTTATGTCTTTCGCGTTGATACAAAAGTAGTCAGCTATTGCGTTGACGTACTTGTTGAATTTTTCTTCGCTGGAGTTGACGGCAAAGGCGTACTTACTTATTTCGTTGTGTGAGTTGATTAGCTTCTCCCTGAATTGGTCAACTAATACTTCGATTGCTTGTAGTTCTTGTTTGTTCATTTTGATTCTGATTTAAAATAGTTCTGTTTGTGTTACGTCTTTCTTTCTAATAATTCCTAGTGCAGTTTCAAAGATGGTTCTGCCAGCTTCGTAGTCTACTAGGTTACGGGCTATTTTCATGTTGCTTTGATTCCCATTGTATTGTTTAAAATCATAATCGTGAAACTTTGAAAGTTCTAAAACTTCGCTTTTTGCATGACCTAATTCTGGGTTTTTTCTATCCGTCAATATATTAGGTAAATTAAAGTTTGTCCAATATAAATGCCTACCTCGCTTCTTTGCGAGTATTAATGGTTCGTAGTATGGAACTACATTTTCAACAACAAACTTACCTTTAAATCTTGCATCATTACCGTTAGAGACATTATTCAACATTATAATTTCTTCGTACAGCTTCATGTCAGGGTATAGTGTTTCATATTTTGAATTGTATGCTCTTGCTATACTGTGACTAGGGCAAGGGGGCGAACTCCAAATGAAATCAAACTCCTTGTAATGATCTAATAAATATTGGTGAGCATCAGCAACTATTACCGTATCATTTGGGAAACGCTCTTTATACAACTTAGCTAACTCAGGGTCTAATTCAACCGCAGTTACTTTCATATCAATTCCAGCTTCCTCTGCCACCTCATCCCATTTGTAACGATTGCCACCCAAGCAAGCGTAAAGATTAAGCACTTTAAAGTCTTTGTTCATTGCTCTGAATTTGTGTTAATATTTCGGCTATTATTTCGCTTATGTGTCTTGGTCTACTCATCAGAAAGGGGGTTCTTCAAATGCGTTTGATGGTTTCATAGTACTTTGAACTGGCTGCTCAATTGGTTGTTGGTATCCTACGTTTTCAAACCTAGTACATTCATGCTTGAATCTCAACTCAATATCCCCACACGCCCCGTTTCTATGCTTTGCAATTATCACATAGGCAACTCCATGTAGTGAAGGGTCTTCTTTATCGTAGTACTCAGGTCTGAATATGAACTCCACAATATCAGCGTCTTGTTCAATAGCACCTGAATCTCGTAAATCTGAAAGCATCGGTTTATGTGTGCCGCCCCTTGTTTCAACTGCTCTTGATAGTTGGCTAAGACAAACAATAGGAACGTCTAAGTCTTTTGCTAACATCTTTAATGCCCTTGATACTTCGCTTACCTCTTGTTCTTTTGACCTTCCTGAAGATACCTTATGGTTTATCAGTTGAAGATAATCAATATAGACCGCGTTGATACCGCCTTTCATCTTCAGCTTCTTACACTTAGTTCGTATGCCATTCAATGAATAAACGTTATCTACAATTATCAGATTGTCATCGGTTAAGTAATCAGCCATTGTGTTGTATGTATTCCATTGAGTAGATGTTAAATCTCCGCTTCTAATTGAACCCAAAGGAATACCAGTATGAACGCTAACCAAACGCTGCATTAATTGTTCTGCGCTCATTTCAAGACTAAAGAAGATTACCTTTTTCTTGGATTCAAAAGCCATGTGTTTAGCCTCACATAATGCCTGTGCAGTTTTACCCATTGCGGGTCTAGCGGCTTTGATTATAAGGTCTGAATTTTGCCGACCACCATACACACGGTCAAGTTCTTTAAAGCCAGTTGAAAGACCCGTCATACCGTTACTCTTAGACGCTAATTCCATTTTGGTAGTTACCGCCTTTATAAGTTCCATGTTGGAATTGTTCTTGCCAAAATCAACCATTGAAACAATGCGTTCGGCTTCATCCATTAAGTAGTCGTTAGTTTCAAACGGGTCTTCTTTCACATCACCAGACCTAGACACCAACTCCATACCTAGAACAGATTGCTCACGCCTAACCTCTTTCTCTTTTAAAATTTGGCAATGCTCATAGAAAGCACTTCCTGAATCCATAAAGTCGATTACATCCGCAATGTTGCAAGGGTTGTCAGATTGATTAACGCGCTCTTGCAATAAAGCTAGACTTATGTTTGAGCCTTTGTTGTATAGCTTCAGAAACGTAGAGAATATAGCCTTAGTTGATGAATCCGTAAAACTGTTTTCATTCAACAACTCACTAACTTCAACGTACTTGTCAGGCGTTGTTATGAGCGTTCCTATTACTTGTTTCTCTATCATAGTTTCGGGGGTGTTGGAATAAATCGTTCTTTCTTAGGCTCTTCTTTTGACGCATAGTTTGGCAGTTGTTCGTCTTTCCACCGCCTACCTTCAAGATAGTTTAAAGGTTTGCAAAGGAATTTACCTGAAGCATTTACGAACTTTGGTACGTGTTCAATTATCTTAGGATATTCTGCATGTTCGATGTTAAACCATGCTCTTTGGCATTTGACCTCCTCTATCTTATTACCGTAAAGATTCCAGAAAATTTGAAAAAGGTCGGGCTTATTAATATCTTCTTTACTATTCTCTTCTTTACTTTGTGGGTTTTCACCGCCTTTACTACCACTTAAACCGCCAATCTTCCGCCCTAAACTCCATAAATGTTGCCGTAAACCTTCTTTAGTCATACACGGGTTGCCTCTTTTTCTGTAAGCATCGTCAATACTTTCAATGAACTTTTGACACCAAACCACCTTTTCAGCATACCAAAATTCAGCGTCTAACTCTCCAAGTTTTACTACTGATTCAATTATATCTATCAACAAGCTATCTGAAACCCTACACTTAGCGGCTAAGTACATTAAATTAGACTCTTCGTTTAAGTCTATCCAGTGGTCATCTGTCTTAGCAAGAGTTTCAAGTATCTTAAACCATACAGCATAACCATCGTTTCCAAACTTAGATTCAATTATGAACATCTTTTTGCCGTCTGAAATGTAGTGTGGAAAGTAGTCTACATTATGCCTCTGAGGTCGTGCCATCTGATAATCTTTTTTTAAACTCGTTCAAAACAAAAATGAAATCATCTATGTCCTCGTTGTCTAGTTCGATTGTTGTACCTATTGGCATACCATAACCATCCAAGCAGTCAATGCTTACATGCAACCGTTCATAATTTGGCATTATCTCAATTGAGTTCATGCCGTCTACTGAATAAAATTTAACCGTCATCTTTTGACATTTGTAAAAAGTTCGGAAGGCTACGCTGCCACACGTAGAATCAGGACAGATAAACAGGTAAACCCGTCAACCGATTACTTCCTTCCGATAAAATGTTTGTTTGTCATTACCTGTTATTTAGAATCGCTTTGGCGAGCGATTGAACAAATATAGTAATTAGTTAGGATAAATCAAACTGGTGAGACAACAATTTGTTGTAGTAAAACATGAACGTTTTATCCTTGCAATCTAACAACTCCTTTGCTTTGTTGACATGATGGTTGAAGCTGGTTCTATGCTTTCCAAACGCCTTAGCCAAACCGTAAAATATCTGCGGGTTGTACTCGTTTATAGAGTAGGCAAAGTAATAGATAGCCCTTCGTTTCTCAACCTCCACAACATCGCGTGAAGCGTTTGTAGCTTCGTTGTTATCGTAGTCCAGCAAGTGGCAGCACGTATCAACCAACTGTTTAAGTTTGAGTTGCTGAAGGTGACTGAACTCTGTTTCGCAATTGATTTTCTTCATTGCCTCAATCAGTTCTTTTGTCCTGGTTCTATCAGCGTCAAATTGATTTGCGACAAACTCCAAACACTCAATTATCTCTTTGCGTTCTTGTTCTTTCATTGTTTCTTATTTAATGTCGTTACATATTTACGCCACACATTTCCAAACAGTTATTACAGCCTCCAAAGTAAGTTTTCTTAAACCGCTTACTGATATTACACGCCTTACCTAAGAACTTTGTTTTATGTGTGTTTATTATACCCTCAGTTACTAAAGGATTATTAAGAGAAACCCTTAAAACAGTATCAATAAACTCATAATTTTTAAATATGTTTTCTTGTGTTCTATCAAGACTTTGCCCTTCTAAATTATCCAGATTGAAATCACAAGAAACAACACGCAAAATTGACCTACAAAAAGGTTTTAGCCTTTCATATTCACGCAATCCAACTTCAAGAATATTACCATCCAATGCAGATACAGAAGTATTCACACAAACATTAAACTTTGAAAGCCTTTGTAGTTGACAGTCTGTTAATTGTTTCCAATGCTTTGTGATTATAACTATTTCTTTATCCACGTGTCCTAACTTCTCAATAATTGATAGCGTATGTTCCCAATCTTCGCTAGGCTCGCCCGATGTACCCATTCTGATAAAAGGTAAGCTAATAGCATTTATTCTCTTTTTGATTAGTGCTATGTGCTTTTCATCTTTAAAATGTCTTAAAACGTTTCTAGAGAAGTCGTAGCCGTACTTTTTGGCATATCTAGCAGCGTAGCAATCTCCGTAACAACCCTTTTCATTCTCAGCCATTCCAGAGGAACAGCCAAGAATAGGGTCTAAAGAATAAACGCCACGAATGTTTTTAGTAAACGTTATTGTGTTTGTGTACTCTCTCATAGTCTTCCAATATTAGGGTAAAGTTCTTTTATCTTTTTCATGTCCCCTTTGTAGAACATATAAATCTTTTGGTCTGCCTTAGGGTACTTTCTGTGATGTAGAGTTTTCTTTGCTTGTGAGAACCGCGTAAACTCACTTTCCAAATAAATTACCTTATTGTAAATGTAAAGCCCCTGTTCTTTGAAAAATAATTCATGTTCAGCTTCGCACCCGTAATAAGCACCGTTCTTATCTCTACTATCTCCTGTCATAACCACAAAGAAAGTGTTGTCTTTCATTGCTTTTATAGCGTTTTTATAACCTTGAAATAATGTGTCTCTAAACTCCTCATAACTTCCTAAATGGTTTATTTCGCCTTTAGGTGGTAAGCCATCGTAATCAATGTATTTTTCAACTCTATAATAAGGAGGGCATGAAAAAGTTAAATCGCTTTTTCGTTCTGGAATGTATTTTGATGTGTCTGATAAGTGCCATTTAACATCTTCAAACTCTTTACAAATTTCATTATTTGTATCACATTGGTTTTTTCTTATCTCTGAAGACTCATAAGTAAATCCACAACCGCCCGCAACAAACCCCATTTGAACGCCACCGCCAAATGGATTGTAAATATGTTTTCCGCCTTTAGGCATAAAAAACCTAGCTATTATTTCACAAGCTGTCGGGTCTAATACTGATGCGTTTCCATTTAGCGTTTTCTTATCGTTATGAATAATCTTTCCTTCTACTATTTCGTTCTTAGATAATACCACATTTGAAAAGCCTTTAGCCCCTTGCCAGCAACCTTCACGCGAAGCGAATCTTGGGTTTGGCACACCATGTTTTTCTCCAGCCGCGTCAATCTGTCTATTCCACTCCCTTTTGTTTTGAAGCCATAACCCCGAAGTAGATCGCCATAAATTTGTCATTGCTGTATGCGCTAACAGCTTCATTCTAACTTGTTCAGGTTCTCCGTAATAAACGTATTTAAAGTCGTTTTTATCTAAGTTTACTTTAAACCCTATTTCTTCAAATACTGAGGGTTTTTCTAAATCATGTTTTTTTGAAACCGTCATTATCATTGGGTAACCAAAAGTATTCCCTTCAATAATTTTATTAACCATTTGCTGATAAATATCAACGTCTTTAAATCTTGGGTACATTGCTGATTGAAGCAAGCAATATTCTTTAGCATCGTGATTTATTTCGTAGGTAAAGAATCCAGCAAATTCATCATTCATTTTTAGAATTATAGCCGAATGAATCTGCATATTTTTACGTGCCGCTCTATAAGCTATCTTGTCTTCAATGGCTAATTTTGCCACATCTTCTTCATAACCTGAACCAATTACAGATTCAACCGTTATCAATTCTACTTTGTCTTTGAATAGCTTTTCTTGTCTCATTGTATTTGTTTTCATTGTTTCTATTTTAATCTCGTTCGTATAGCGTGTCGTGGTCTTGGTAGCTTGCTGCTTCCGCTTGCCGTTCAGCTTCTTGTTCCAGTACAAGTGTTTCAATCTCTCCAAGCGTGTAGTTATCCGCGTTGTGGTAAAAGTCTACTAACGATATGCCGTCAATGTCCTCTATTTCCACTTCTGTATTGAATACGTTTGCTTCGATGGTCAACTCGTAACCGTGCCATTTGATTCTGTAAATGCTCATTATGCTTTGTTTATGTAGTTAATGATTCGTTCCATTGTTCGTGTTGTAACCTTTTGACCTGTGAAGTATCTGCTAACTGTTTCAGAAGATAACCCCGTGTCTTTAGCGATACGGTACATGGTTACTCCTTTACGGTTAGCTTCTGCTATCACTTCGTCTAGGTCGGGGATGTTTAGTCTTATCATGTTGTTTAAGTTAAAGAGGTGTAGGATGCCTCGCCCCGTTTTAGATTTAGCCTCTATCAGAAACAATGCGAACAAAGTCTTTCACATCAGAAACGGTGAAAGGAATCGTATAACCGCCAGTTTCAGTTTGTATCATTTGACCGCACTCAAGCTCATCAACTACGATAGATAATGTCTGGCTCTTGTAAGACGGATGCCAGTCAAAATTTGATATTACCCTTTTCGCTTCCTCGTAAAGTGCCTGATTACAATGGTTATAAAATTTCATAATTTCTGTTGTTTTGGTTAGTGTTAATTGTTTCAACACTTCAAATGTACTAATTGATTTGATACGTCAAAGTATTATTTCACTATTGACCCTAATTTAGAATGCTTCTAAATAAGCATTACAACTCTGTTATCTCAAACTCAATGAACTCTTGACCTTTTGGAACGTCAATCTTATCAACTATCAAGCTGTAAATCTGACGGTCATTAAAACCGTAACGCTTCTGGAGACAATCAACAAACGGCTTAACTGGGTTGTCTATATCCGCGTTCTTAGAAGATAGCCCAAAACGCAAATGGAGGCGTAATTTGCCCCCATTCACATTCATTGGTTTAAGCGTTAACAGAACCTCTTTTTCGTAGTCTTTATAGGCTTTGGTTTTGAACCGCTTGCCTTGCCATACTTGGTTAACTGATAACGGTTTGATGTTTATACGCATCAGAAGGGTAAATCATCTTCTCCAATGTCTTCAGCTATTGGTTGTGGTTTCGGTCTTCCACTTCCACTAATTTCAGGCGTGTATGCTTCTTGCTCAACTCGTTCGCCTGATTGCACGTGAAACGCTGCCAAAGACGTATAGTAGTTCCCGTTGTACTCGTTCGTTCTGATGTCAAACTTTACGACAACCTCACTACCTTCTTGGTTGTACTTGATGAAGTTGTCCACCTTATCAGCACCGAAGATTTCAAAACAGTATAACTGTTCGCGTCCTTCGTAGCCGTTGTTATTAGCAACAACGAAAGACAGTTTCTGCCATTCTTTGCCGCTTGCTTTTGATGTACCTGATTGAACAGGCAACACCTTTCTTAGTACTCCTTTTACTTCGTAACTCATTTTGATTTAATTAATTGATTGTTTTTCTGATTTTAAATAACTGATGTTTGTTCTGATTGCGTCTACTATCCGATAGCCCCCGTCCATTATGCGTCTAAGTTGATACATCTCTGGATATAAAACGTTCGCCTCGTTAACAGCCCTTGCAACTGTTGACCCTCCTTTAACAAGTTTGAAAACCGCGTTTTCGTAAAGGTCGTGAGTCTTGCTTCTTTCTGTTTCCAAGTAGTATAACAATCCTGTTATCTTCTGCATCAACAAAGATAGTTTATTACCGTCCTGAAGGTTGCAAGAATAGTACTCGTTAACGTACTTGTTTAGGTCTGAAAGTTGCTTTTCAAATTTCATCTCTTTGCTGTTCTAACTTGCCTTTGTAATGGTCTAGCAGTTCTTTGTAGGTGTCAATAATCTCATCCTTTTTTAAAGCTAACCTTTTCCACTCTTCTATGTGGTCGTACATCTTCTCAATGTGTTGTTCAAGGAACTTAACCCTACTTTCTAGTTCGCTCATATTACTTAATTTGAAGTGAATAACGTTCTTCTATTTCAAATCCAGTAACTTCTATACCTTCTTTGATAGCTGCTTTAATTGCTATTAAGTTAGGTTTGATACTCTCAGGTACAATAGTAGCAAACTCTTCAGCTATTGAAATGGTTGAGTCCGTACAAACCACACCTTCAGAACGTCTAAAGTTTAGTTTAAGCGTTTCGGTTTTGATTTCAGTTATTCCGTACAATTCCATCGCGTTGCTAATAGTTTCTTTGAGTCTTTTAGCCTTGTTCTGCTCGGTCTTTTTTAAGCCTTGTAGACGCTTTATCTCAGCATCAATTACGCTAACCGCATCATCAGCTTCTTTAATCACGTAGGCGTAAGCTATCGCCTTTCCTTGCAGTTCCCGCTCGTTTATCGCTAGTGCCGTTTCCAGTTCGGGAGATAGTTCACCGTCTTCTAGTTGGTTAGCTATTTCTAGGTACTCTTGTTCAATGTTGTACAATGATTTTTTCATTTCTTTTTCTGTTGAGTTGTGTTTGATTTGCTTGTTTTAATTTGGTCGCGTAGGTGCGAAGGTATATCCATGTAAACACGTTCGTTCATTTCTGCGATTATTTCAATTTCGCGGAGGTCGTGGAATAGTTCTTTGCTCATTTCTTTGGTGGTTCAGGTAGTGGCATCCAATGTGTTACTCGTTTACTAACATCAATACTAGACATTGTATACCATTTAGAAGGCATAGACATAAAGTTCATAGTTGTGCTTTTGACTTCAAGAAAATCTAATGAAACAATATACTCATTGTCTATATCAGGCAACCTATCTTTAACGCTTATCCATTCCATATTACACAATTTCAGCTAGTGATTGAATTTTCTCTTTCAACGAAGCCTCAACCGCATCGCTGATATTAAACTTATCAAGTGCCTGTTGAAGCGTAGCCTTTCCAGTTGAAACGCCTTTAACAATCTTCAGGAAGTTTTCATCTCCTTCGGCTACAATAACACGTTCAGCTTTAGGCGTTGGCTTTGGTGCTTGCTTAACGGGTTGTTGTGTTTGAGTTG